CAGGTCAACTTGAGACCTCACTCGACCACCTTCAGTACGGGCAACTAGAGTAGCTTTCTTTCTCGTCCACCCCATTGCGTTTTCAATCCTGATAGCCATGTCAGTGTAACTCTCTCCAGCCTGAAAACTTTGTGCTATCTCAATGTTCAACCGCCTGATGATCTCATTCCTATGAGCTTCAAATATCTTCGGAAGAGTAAGAAACTCAACTGGATTAGTTAACGCTGCTTGTATCACCTCAGCAGATGGTATTTTAAAGCCCATTTCCTCGCCTGTAGACTGTTGTAAGAGATAAGCCATCAATAAGTATCTCTCAATGTAAAGACGCTCCTGTGAAGCTTGTATAAGTTTAATAATCTCTTTGTAATCAGCATTCAACTGTTGAGCAATTAATTTCATTTCTTGGTTGAAGCGATTATATTTGTTAACGTCAGTCCAAGTAGCTTCTCCATTTCTGCCAAACTTACGATGCATCTCTAACATTTGAGCGAGAATAGTCTTTAATCGTCTCGCAAAAACAATCTCAATGTCCCTCTCAGCTTTAGCTTCTAAATCATCTAAGATACGACTGATTTCCTGTTGATTCATGTTTCAACACCCTCTGGATCATCTTCGTCCAGCGGAGGTAAATACCGTCCAAAGATTCTAGCATCCTTTTGCATCTCCTCTATCTCAAAGTCCACATCATCAACAATAGACATCTTAGATAGGCGTGTGCGTTCCGATACTTGTCCTTGCAACGCTTGGGAAGCTTGAGCCTCTGGTAGCAAATCAATAGGAATGTTTCGTTTGTACTCATACCAAACTTTCAAATAATCGTCCTTTGAGCAAATACCTTTTTTGGCCCATGCACTACACAGCACTTTAAATTGGTAACGTAAAGCTGTCGTAAACTTTCGTTCCATCGTTTTGCATTTGTTCTCAAGTGCCATAAGTTTATACTTCATAGCTACTCCACTTGCGTTACCGGCAAACGATTCATCACTGAAGTTCACGCTCTTAGCTAATCGCATAATGTTTTCTTCAAGACGGTTTAAGTGGTTCTCAATCATTTGATCATTAACATCTTTGGTTAGATATTTAATATCATCATCTTCACCCATTAATTCAAAGATGCCAGTTCGAGCAACCTTCTTCGCATCTTCGTCATCCATCCCCATTCCTTTAAGAACCAGATAGGCCAATCGGAACTGTTCAATTTCATTTGATGCATCGGATAGCGTTCGATCATAAGCATCGATGAGGTTATACACCTTATGTGCATCACCCTGTAACTCCTCGTTATTTGGAACACCGAATAAAGGGCAATAGTTGAATAAGTGCTTCCGTTCATCTTTCAAAACAAAAGGTGAATCAGTATCAGAGCGAGTGTAGAGTCGTTCAGTTGCTTTATCGTAAAACACCAGCTGCTCAATCTCTACTTTTTCCCCATCAGCATCTAGTTCAGCGCTTTTGAAATATCTCACAGCGTATTTCGGTTCACTTACATCTGCTGTTTCAGAAAGGATGACCGTTTCCCACGGATCAATGACAGTTACTCTTTCATTGCCATCAGTATCAATGTAAAGCAGTCGTGCTGAATAACCACAAATAGCTGTTTTCTTGCCTGACTCACTATCAAGATCATCAACAGAATTACGCAAATTAAAAAGCTCAATCGCCTCGGATAATTTATCAAGGCCTTGAGCTTGTTTGTCTACTACGTATGAAATTGGATTACCGAACATGTAGCCAACCTTTGTGTCTACTATTTCAGCGTCTAATGGGTTATTGAGTGTGTTGTTTACTTTGTCGTCAACACGGACCACATGATCATTCCCTTGGGCGTAATCGGTTGGTTTACGTGTTAAAATCGGTACTGCTGACAGTTCAGCTTTATAGCGATTGTAATTGAGTAGTCGCTTGTTCCGTTCAGCCTTTGTCTCATCTACTAGCTTATTAAGTAATAAAGGTGTAACACCCTTCGCATCGATATAAGCAATGTATTCGTTCACTGTACTACCTCCTTATCTTGAATTAACACCTTTCACACTTGCTACTTCATAGTCATCTAGTCCATACCACATTGCTGAAAATGTATGTGGGTCGATATTAAATTCATCTTCAATAATTTCATCTGTTTTAGGGTCTTTCTTGAAAGTTAGCTCCTTCAACTCTCGAATTGTATTTACACAAGCATCTGAACAAATGATTCGCTTGAAACGTTTCATCTTTTTTGTATTCTCAACTCGCGTGAGCTTCTTACAAGCAAACATACGAAATCCTCGTTGCTTGTAGTAAGCAATTGTTTTCGGCTCCGCATTATCAGCTTTAATAATTGATTTCTTGAGCCCTTCTTCCTCAAGTTCATCGGCAGTTTTATCATCGGTCATGCCTCGTTTGTAATACTCCCAGTAGATGTATAGCCACTTATTCTCATGATCTACAACCATGCGTAATAAAGCATTGTAGGAATCAACAAATCCAAAGTCCATGCCGTTCTTTCGTATTGGTTTTCTAATATTGGCTATTTCAGCCATTACCTCGTCATGAGGTTTTGTCTCAAACTGTGGCAACACTAATACCCCGTTGACTCCGAAACGCCCTTTACGTGCAATTCTATAAAGATCAGGATCGTATAGCTCCATTTCATCAAGTTGTTCGATATAGCTTGCTGGCAAAAACAAATTATCATCTGCTGTTGAGTGATGATAATATGTGTTATTGACTATGATGGTCCTTAGCTTGTAAAGTTCCTCATCATCTAAGACAAAGTAGTCTTCCAGATCGTTTTTAAAGAAATGCTTATACACCCAATTCCCTTTTGATACTGGATTAGTGGAAAGAATAATAAACAGGGCCAACGTTGGATGTCGTAAACGACCTAGTAATTCCTTAAAACCAGCATATTTAATTTCACTACATTCCTCCAACCAAATGAGAGAAATGTTGTTGATGGATTTTAGCTTTACAGGTTTATCCATTCCTCGAAAGATTATCTTAGAGCCATTCGGAAACTTCACAGTCATAGGTGATGAACTCGTCTTTATCTTGCCTGACAGCCCTAAGTCCTCAATAATCTCTGTAAATAAAGAAAACGTACTGTCTCTATGCGTATCGTAAACTTCACGAACGACTAGAGCTGTACGTTTTTCTTCCAACAACTTTAATAGTATTTTAAGTGCCACATGATAGGATTTTGAAGAACCATATCCACCGACTAAAAGTTGAGTTTTGCAACTCCAATCGAAAAGAAAATCATCAAAACGAGGATTAATTTCTTTCTCCATCAATCCTCACCCTTTCGTTTGATGACAATCTCGATAGGTCCGTCATCTTTATTATCAAGTTTATCGATTTCAGCCTTTGTCTTATCAATGTTCAACTGCATTTGTTCCAGTCTAAGCCTGCGCTCGTCATCCTCTGTTGTAAGGTCCATAAACTGCTTAACCAGGTTACGATGTTCAGCGAATGCCCTTGTTTGAGCTTTAATGTAGGACTCATAGCGTTCATGAGCATAGATGACTTTAAATGTTTCGCCACTTCCACCTTCACCAGATGAATAGCCACTTGTTTCTTTCAGATGGTCAAATGAATCTTCAACCCACATAATCTTTTGAGCTCGGATGATAGCAGCAAAGCTCAACTCGATTTGTAGCCATAGTTG